AATAAGAAAGCAGATTATCTTGCTTCATTGTTTCGGTAACTTCTTTTAGCGTACACTCAATTTTTTCGTTAAGCACCCAGTCGTGCTCTAAAATAAAAACAAATTCCTCTTTTTCTTGTTCTAGCATTTGCAAATAACCTTTAGTCATGCCTTGAGTTTTATTAACTACTGCAAATGGAAATTCCTTTTTGAGATAATTAAAATAAAATTCAATATCTTCTAATTTTTCGTTAGGATGAACATCACACCAAATTGTAAATAAAAAGTCACCACCAAAGCGACTAATAAAACTACTTATAGTCTCTTTGATGGTGCGGTGTGTTCTTATATTCTCCGTAACGTTTGTAAATACATGTACATTACGAATCATAATATTTAAACGTCAGTTGAGCCTTCGTAATCAGGTAATTGCTTAACGATATTATAAGCCTTTTCAAAGATATTGCTACCTTCTCCTGCATCAATTTCAGCTGTTTCTATTTCAACTTCAATATTTTTTACAAAATGCTTTTGCTGCCTTTCGTCATCACCGATTTTAAAAATTTCAATATAAATTTGAGCATTTTCTTTATCGGCGCGAATGCTTTCAATTCTGTGATAAGCATTTTCTATAATAAAACCACCACCAAATTCTTCGATTTCATAATTTTGCTGTAAAGCCATTGTTTTATTCCTTTTAAGTTAAACTTGTTATGCCCAAAGCATATCAATATAGCCAGTAACGTGTGCTCTAGGCGAGCAAGAACATTCTGCACTGCCTACACAAAGCGTAAATTGCGCAGTACTGCTATAGTTTCCTATAATTGCGCATATTGGAGTGCTAGTATTAGCAGAACCAACAAGATGTTGCGGATTACAGCTAAAGATAACATTGTTACACAACTGGCAAAGATTACTAAATCCGCTAGCTGCATAAGGATTATATGGATCTGGTCTGCTATAAAGTGCAAAACCGCAATGCTCTGTAAGAAGATAAGCATCGTTTGCGTTGCTATCATACAGTTTCATTGTTACATTTAAGCAATAACGCATTATACCGTTAGAGTAACCAGCTTTAATACTAAAGAACTTATCAAAGAAACAAGCGCCACCTGTGTAGCCACCAGGGCATTCGTCATATAGAACCCAACCTGGTCCACTATACGTGTCTGTAGATCCTAAGAATAACGCAAAGCCGCTGGCATTAGCCATATCCCAACCTTGCTGGTAGTTTATATGCGATCTAAAACCGGATGCGGTGCCGTTTAAAATAGTAGCTCCACCTGGACCAATGCAGCAAAGTCCATTAGATCCAATATAAATATTGCGTCCATTCGGCCGACTGCCGCATGAATTAATTAAGGTGGTACAGTTTGAGTACACGTTACTAGATGGCGAATTAATATTTACGTTGCAGCTACCAGAACCTTGCGTACTACCTGTAGTAGCTCCTATCTGCACGTTATAAAGACCTGAGGCCATGAGCGATCGTGTGGTACATGGCACAATTTGTATGTTATTGCAAGAGTTGGTGCCATACATTCTATTGCAGCACCCACTGCCTATTTGTATATTACCTTTATTGATATTGCAACCTAAGTAATTGCAAGCCATTATAGTAATAGCGCCAGTACTGCAAGCACACGCTGATTTACCGATAGCTATTGAGCAGTTTGCTAAAGAACCAGCGTTTGAGCCGATTGCAATGCTGCCGCTTCCAGTCGCTCGAGCATAACATCCAACAGCTACAGAAGTGTATGCCGCAGCACTACTGCAACCAATAGCAACAGATACGTTACCTGTCGCGCAAGCGTTGTACCCTATTATCACTGAAGAAGTTGCAGTTTTGTAAGTAGCATTAGCGTTACATGAGTAGATGTTATTATTACACGAGGCTGTGTAACCACCACCTGCATCACACCAACACATTTCGTAGCCGTAGCCACTATTGTATAGTGTAAGTACTCGACCATTAGACCAAGTATAGCAGCTTGTATCAAGCATTTCAAGTGTAACTTCACCTGCACCTATAGATCCACCTACTTCATTCCAAGTAGATCCATCTGAATAGTGCAAAGTATTTACATCAAGCGCGTAAACAATAGCGCCTTCTGACGAGCTAGCTGCTGGAAAAGCAGATGAGCTTGCGTATGTTTGTGTTACTACTGAGTCAAAAGATTCAAGTGCTTTTGCTAGCAGCAATAAATTAGTTTCCGTATCTGAACTACTTGCCGCATTTAGTTTTGCTTGCAAAGCAGTAGTATACGTTGCTGTATTAAGTGCCATTTAATTCTCCTTATAAACCAACAAGAGCTAAAGCAGTCGCTGTATCAACATCGTCTTCTAGCTGCGCTGTGTCTGGAATTTGTGATTGAACGTAGCTTTGCGTTGCGTAATTATTAGAGGTAAGATACGACGCAGTTATAAAGCCATCAGTTGCATATGTAACGTAGGTTTCTGTTGCGTAGCTATTAGCGCTAAGATACGAAGCAACTTCGCTATCTCCATAGTTTGTTGCGCCTGCCGCAATTCCATCAAGCTTAGCTCCATCAGTTGATAAAGTACGACCATCGACGGTACCACCAGAGACGATATTTTCGCCTACTTGTAGACCTTTTTTGACTATAAAGTCTTTTTCTGCCATAGTTCACTTTCCCTATAAAAGAGCAAAATGAGCCCGAAGGCTCACCTTACTTTTGTTTAAATCTCAATCAAAGTTGCTGTAACAGTAAACTTAGTTGAGTTCGATGATGCAGGTACTGCGCGCAGGTTTAAGCTTCCGTTTTGGAGAGCTACACTGTAAGCAGACAATTCTGCATCTGTAGTAACCGTGCCATATTCTACAGATTGTGGCAGGGTACCGTCGTGAGTCATCAATAATTCAGAAGCATGTCTTTCGTCGGTAACTGTATCGTGCGCCATAATGACCACTTTAGCTCCCGCGTAAGTTGTTGCGCTGAATGATGCAATAGTTGCAGCACTTGTACTTGTCGTAGTTAATGTTTGTACATTAAGTCCATTAATAGCCGCAATAGATGATTCTAAAGCAGTTACATCAGAATCATGCTCATTAGATAACGCTGTAATTTGTGACTGCAAAGATGTAACATCAGAGTCATGCTCATTGGATAACGTTGAAACGGTATTATTAAGCGTACTAAGCGTACCATCAACAGTTGTTATTTGACTTTGCAATGATGCAGTGTCTGAGTCATGCTCCGTAGACAAAGTAGACAAATCTGATGTTAGCGTATCTATTTGTTCTTGTAATGAAGTTACATCAGAATCGTGTTCTGTAGACAAATTATCTACTAAAACAGTTAATGCTGCTAAAGCATCAGAATCATCGCTTAAAGCTGTTGCAAGCTCATTAAGTGTATCAAGAGCAACAGGCGCTCCATTAACAAGATCGCTAATAGCTGAATCAGTATAAGACTGAGCAGATGATAAAGTAGTAGAATCACCGCTTGAAATAGCTGATTCCAACGCTGTTACATCGCTGTCATGCTCTGTAGACAACGCACTTAGTGTATCGTCAACAGAAGTAATTTGCGTTTGTAATGAAGTAACATCGCTATCGTGCTCAGCTGAAAGCGCGCTAACAGTGCTATCAAGAGTACTTATTTGACTTTGCAATGAAGCAGTATCACTGTCATGCTCAGTAGACAAAGTAGACAAATCTGATGTTAGTGTATTTATTTGTCCTTGTAACGAAGTAATATCACTGTCATGTTCAGTACTTAACGTGCTAACAGTACCATCTAAAGATGTGAGAGTACTATCAAGAGTATTTATCTGTCCTTGTAAAGAAGCAGTGTCGCTATCATGTTCTGTACTTAAAGTACTTACTGTGTCATCTAAAGTTGTAATCTGATTTTGAAGCGAAGTAATATCGCTATCATGCTCAGTACTTAACGCGCTAACAGTACCAGAAAGAGTACCAACAGTACTGTCTAAAGATACTAGCGTACTGTCAAGAGTACTTATTTGCCCTTGCAAAGAAGTAACATCAGAGTCATGTTCATTGACTAAATCACTAATTTGTGCTTGAAGATAAGTGGTATCACTATCATGCTCTGCTACAAGCGCGCTAAGAATAGCTGCTTCAGAATCAATACGATCATTTACTGCCGTATCATCATAAGCGCTTGCTTGAATTGCGTCTATTTGGCTTTGCAAAGATGCCACATCAGAGTCATGCTCAGTTGACAATTCGTTGACATCGCTATTTATAGTATCAATTTGAGCTTGTAAAGCAGTAGTATCAGAATCATGCTCTTGCGATAATTCATCTACAACTGTAGTTAAAGCAGCTAAGGCATCAGAATCGTTAGAAAGCGCATCTGCTAATTCTTTTAATGTATCTAACGCTAAAGGTGCGCCATTTACAAGATCAGAAATTGCCGTGTCAGTATATGATTGCGCTGATGATAAAGTATTAGAATCACCTGAAGTAATAGCAGCATTAAGCACAATTACATCAGAGTCATGCTCTGTAGATAACGCAGATAACGTGCTATTTACAGTATTAATCTGCGACTGCAGTGAAGTTGTATCCGAGTCATGTTCTGTAGATAGCGCAGACAAAGTATCGCTTACTGCATCAAGCTCTGCTTGCGTTGCTAAATAGCTGTCATTAATCGATATGATACCGGTATCACTATCGTAGCTAATACCAGAAGAGCCTGCTATAGCTTTTCTAGCTCTTACATCTGTATAATACAAGTTAGAACCTTCAGGAACTTCACTTGTAGTAACACCATCAATTATATCAAGCGCATCTTGTAATATTGCGTCAGAGGCAGAAAGTATTCCACCAAAGTTTGCTGTATCAATTACTAAGTTAGAACTATCAACATTAATAGGCACAGCGCTGAACGGTAAAGGTACAAGCGCACGAACTGGATTTCCACCACCAAATTGGAATTCGTAAGTAGGATCTGTTGAAGTGCCTACTTTTATTCCATAAAAGCGATAAACTAAGCGGTCTGTAGATGCAAAAGCTACATCATTTAGCAAAGCAGATGCCGCAAATTGCTCGTACGTAGAAACTGTTATAGTATCTGTTTGGTTAGACGTGCTTAGCAGTACTTCATTATTATCAGAATCTCTTACAGAAACTGTAAAATAAAAGTGAGCGTCATCGTTACCAGATATTTTGCGTATATTACCTATAACAGATAAATTAATAACACCAGGATTTCCACCAATTACATTAGCATCACTTATTAGTGTTGAAATAAGTACATCGCTGCCTGTAATTGCGCCTGTAGAAATATCTACAGCCGTAGTATTATAATCAGAGTCATCTGTGCTACTAACTAATTTAAAGTAACCGCTTACGTCAGCAGACGCTGTTGTTGGATACAATATTAAGTTAGATGCTACATCAGCAACAGAAGCCTTTATTGCATTTAATTGATCAATAGCTTCGTGTACAGTAGTCGCTGTCAAGTCTGTTGCGTGCTCATTATCATAAGCTACGTTGCTTGAGCTTATTCCTAAGCCTTCAACATATGCCTTTGTAACAACTCCTTGAACCCTGGCATCTGTGTAATATTTATTAGTGCCTTCGGTAAGATTACTTGTAGTTTTAGCTGCAAAATCAGAATCAAATTGTGATCCAAAATCTGATATATTAAGCTTTGTAGAGTCTACCGTAATTCTTGCTAATTGCTCGGAATCAATGCGGTTATTAATTGCTGTATCTTCATTATAACGAGCAACAGATTCACTATCAATTCTGCCATCTAAAGCGGTATCTGCATTTGTACGATTTGTTGTTTCATTAGAAACTGTAGTTGTCAAAGCAGCTAGCGCATCTGAATCATCTGACAGTGCGTCTGCTAGCTCTTTTAAAGTATCAAGCGCTAAAGGCGCGCCGTTTACTAAGTTACTTATAGCAGTATCAGTGTAACCTTGTGCTGATGATAAAGTAGTAGAATCTCCAGCAATTCTTGACAGCTGTTCGCTATCAACACGGTTATCAAGCGCGGTTATATCAGTATTAATGGCGGTAACATCTGAATCATGCTCATTACTTATAGCAGTAAGTTCTGCATAAATAGCAAGCACATCTGAGTCGTGCTCGGTTGATAACGTATCAATATTAGACTGCAAAGTACTATCTTGAGCTGCGCGTGCAACTGCCTCAGAATCAATACGTGAATCTAACGCAGAATCAGCTGCTTCAAGCGCTGTTACATCTGAGTCGTGTTCAGTACTAAGAGTATCAATATTTGTTTGAAGCGCATCATCCGCAGAAATCCTAGCTAAAGCTTCAGAATCAATGCGAGTATCTAATGCGGTATCAGCACTACTACGCGCAATAGCCTCAGAATCAATACGAGAATCTAAAGTTGAATCAGCATTTGTTCTAGCTGTTTCCTCTGCTGCAATACGATTAGTTAGTACTAAATTATCAGAATCATGTTCGATTGAAAGATTATCAACAACAACAGTTAATGCGGCTAAAGCATCTGAATCGTCACCAAGTGCAGCGGCCAACTCATTGAGCGTATCTAGCGCTAGAGGTGCACCATCTACAAGATTACTAATAGCTGTATCCGTGTAAGATTGTGCTGAAGAAAGTGTTGAGCTATCTCCTGATATTCTAGCGGTTGCTTCAGAATCAATACGGCCATCTAGCGTACTGTCGGCATTTGTTCTAACTACAATTTCAGAATCTAAACGATTTTCAACAGTATTAAGTTCGCTTTGAGTTGCTACACCAGCATCATTAATCGAAATAATACCAGTATCGCTATCATAGCTAATACCTGTACCGGCGCTTAAAGCGTCGCGCGCTCTAGCATCTGTAAAGTATTTATTGCTAGCACCTTCGCTAAGATCATCTGTAGTATTACCTGTAAGATCATAACCAACTTCACCTGAAGTTAAGTTAATTAATAAAGTACCGTCGCTATCATTATAGTTTAAGCTAACATTATTACCCGCTACAAGCAAATTACTAACACGATCATCTACACGCTCATCAGTATAATACCTATTAATAGCACCTTCTGCTAAAGCATCTGTTGTTTTAGTGGCTAAATCAGAATCAAATTCTGTGCTAAAATCAGCAATGCTAAGCTTAGTAGCATCCGCTGTAATCCTAGCAGTTTGCTCTGAATCTATTCTGCTCTCTAAAGCTAAATCTTCCGCAGCCCTAACTACTTCCTCTGAATCTACGCGATTAGATAAAGTATTATCTGATGCAACTCGAGCTAATTGCTCAGAATCAATGCGGTCAGACAAAGTTGTGTCTGCTGCTGCTCTTGCAGAAGATTCCGTAGCAATATCTGAATCTACAGTATTAATTGCGGCTATTCTTGCAGCTTGCTCTGAGTCAATGCGCCCATCAAGCACGTTATCTTCGTAAATACGCGCTGATTCTTCAGAATCTATAGCAGCCGTAAGCGCAGATACTTCAGATGCACGAACTGTTTGCTCAGAATCAATACGAGTATCTAATGCATCATCTGCAGAAACTCTTTCTGATGATTCGTTTGATAAATTAACTGTTAAAGCTGCAAGCGCATCTGAATCATCACTTAAAGCTGATGCTAACTCGTTTAAAGTATCAAGAGCTAAAGGTGCTCCGTCAACCAAATCGCTGATAGCATTATCGGTATACGTTTGTGCAGATGATAACGTATTAGAGTCGCCTGCTACGCGAGCTGTTTGCTCTGAATCTATTCTGTTGCTAAGCTCGCTATCACCTTCTGCGCGAACTACTCCTTCTATCGCAATTGATCCTGTAAGTTCTTCATAATTTGCTTCAGCTTGCTGTTGGTCAGCTTCGTGTTGTAACTCATTTTCGTCAATGAGATTTTGTAAAATAAGGTACTCTGAATCTAATCTTGCGTTTAATTCAGTAACAGAAGAGTCAAGCTCTGAATCAAGTGTATTTATCGATGCATTTAAGCTACTTTCTGACGCAGCTATTGCAGCATCTCTTGCTATAATTTCAGAATCAACTCTCGCATCAACAGCAATTATAGAATTATTTAATGTGTTAAATACATCAGAATCGTTGTTAATAGAAGCTGCAATTTCTTTTAAAGTATTTAATGATGAAGGAGTATCCTCTCCAACAATCGTTGCGGTAACTTGGTTGACAGCTGATGCGCCTTCTTCATCAATTTCTACTCTTATTTGAGCTAATTCAGAATCTAGGCGATCATGCAGTGCAGTATCCGCAGAACTTCTTGCATTGCTTTCATTTGTAATTTGTGTAGTTATACTTGTAGCAAAATCAGAATCATTGTCAAGGGCAGCTGCTAGCTCATTAAGAGTATCTAACGCGCCAGGCGCTGAATTAATTAATGATGCAATTTCGCTATCAGTATAAGCTTGTGCAGAGGCTAATGTTGCAACATCGCCAGCAGCGCGAACTAAAATCTCACTGTCAAGACGATCTCCTGTATCTGTACCTATTGAATCTATTTGAGATTGCAAAGATATAACGTCAGAATCATGCTCAGTTACTAAACCTCCAACTGTGCTTGACAAATTATTTAATTGATTTTGTAAAGCTGTGCTATCAAGGTTAATAATAGCTGTACTTAGATTATCAATAGTTTCTTGAAGTACATATACTTCTGAATCATGTTTTACTTCTAAAGCGTCAACCTTAGCGTCTACTACTGCTAAGTCTGAATCGCTAACAAAGCCAGCGCCAACCGTAAAACCTTCTACAGCGGCAATTCTTACAATAGCGGCATCAAGTTGCGCTTGTAAGTCGGAATCGCCAGCAATTCGTGCTAGCTCTTCAGCTAAAATACTAGCTGTTCCTGCTGGTCCTTGTGGACCAACGCGAGATAAAGAAACTTTAATAGTTTCACTCGCTATTCTTATATCAGCCATGTTTTTCTCCGGTTAGCAAATGCTTTTAACAAATTCTATTTGACCTCTTAAAAGCTCAAAGTGTTGTTGGAATGAAGTTTCGCTATCATCTGCTAGCTCATCTATCACAACAGAAAGAAAACCGTATACAGGCTTTCCTACCGATGGTTGGGTTGACCAAGTTGATAAAATTTCTTCTGCATCAAAATAAACTCTGAACTGATTTGGTTCTAAGTTATTTGCTGTTCCACCTTTACCTAACCAAAAACTATTAGGTGGCATTATAATAGGACATTCTACGGCAGTTGCACCGTTTAAAACGCTAGCAGGCTTTGTGCCTTCTCCGTCATTAGTTCCTTCTACAACAGCTGCGCATACAGACATGTTTGTAATATCAGCAAATTGAGTTGCATTGAGATCTATCTGAAGCATGTATTTTTCAGCTTCAGTTAGTGACAGCAAAACAGGACCAGAATCTGTGCTGACGTCATGGTTAGGAGTAGCGGTAAGTCTAGATCTTGCCATCGTTAATTCTCCAAATTTGATAAAAAAGCCTAGACCACTAAGATCTAGGCGATTGTTGTAAAGTCGTAAGGGTGCTACTACATCTTGGTACAGCTGAATCACAAACGACTCGTTAACATGATCGCTAGATGAGAGGTCAAGTCATTGTGTAAAAATTATAATAAACCCGCAAGTTTATTTCTTTAACTAGCTACATTTCTGTGCTCATTCCTAATTTTTTAGCATGCTGAAGCCATATAACTTCCCATGCAGAAAGCAGTTCGTTTTCATCATCATAACAATAAGTTTTTACACGAATACATTCATTGTTTAAAAATGTTGCTGCGTAGTATGTACTTATTTCTCCTTGCGGCAAAGTCTCACCGCACCAATTTTCCACTTCATTATGGTCATTGCAAGAAAAATAAAGACATTTGTAAGCTGATAAGTCGCTATCTCCTGGTTGCCCATAGATATTTTCGTAAATGCCAATTGCTAAAGGATACGCGCTATTAGGATAAGGTAACTCGCAAAGCTCTCGAGAAGTAATATAGTAAAACTTATCATAAACCCATTGCTTATTTAAAGCAAATTTTCTTCCTACATGCTGTGGTTCATTCTCTAAAGATACAGCATAAGCAGGCTTTGTATGAAATTTAACAGCTATTGTAGAGTCGTCAAATACGGGATTATAATGCGGATTTGAAATAGATAGCCATAAATTTGTTTGTTGCTCACCAAAGGTATTTTCAATTACAGCTAAAAGATTGCTAAATTCACTATCACTTTTTTCGTAAGCAATTCTTGTTTCTCCATCACAAATCATTTTTTCTATCATAAAATCCATCCATGCTCTTTAGCGTAATTAAAAATGTATTCATCTATATCGTAGCCTGTCGGTACTTTAATAGCTGTTTTTATTGTTTTACTTTGTATTTGGTTTTCAGTTCTTGTATTATAAACTAGTTTAAAAGTAACCATAGTGCCACCAATTTCTTCTAGTTGATTTAATATTGTAAACGGCTTAATCATATCTTGATGCATCTCCTATAATAATAATATTGCTGTCAACATTAATAGTTTTATTACTTAAAGGAAATGCGCCGCCTGCATCTGAAGATCCACCCGTGTCAAATCCAAAAGATTGGCTATCTTGCTCATGTCTCCAGTAGCAATCGTATTCTGCCATAGTCCAATGAGTTCCTATTTGACCTGGCTGCCAAGTCATAGTTGCTCTGTAAAAAATCCAATAAGTCGACCACCATTCATAATTACGTCCAAGTGCAACACATTCATTATAAATGCTAAAGCTATCGCACTCTTGTTCTTTTGTATAAAATTCAGCTTCTCTTTCGCATTGACCAACACTAAAATAAAAAAACATAGGTTTTTCTGGAAGATTAGCCACATTATAAATTTCAAACGCGTCAGGATACGCTTGATTACTCATAGTTGTAGTTCCATTATCCGCGCAATATTTTGCGTTTAAAGAAGCGTTCCAGTTAATTCTTGGATCTGGAGGTAACGTAGTATTTACTGCGTTAACTACTGCAAAAGGTCTTGCCCTAGAATCAAAATTTGCTGCGCCATCAGAACCATAAACTGCTAGCCCAAAATCGTCATCATGCTGTAAAGAGCTAGCATCTGCAAAAACATAAACGGTAGGCTCATGATTGCTAGTTAAAACTTCTATATCCCATTGGTTTGCAACACTAGTAGGTTTAATTGAAATAATTCCTGCTTTGTCGATTGGATCCATATGCAAAAAGGGCACTGGTATAGAAGGACAATTACTTATTCTGTAAGTGTGTATCGCTCTTCCACCAAATAGCGTAGTTTGTTTTTGTGTAGAAGTAGGGCTAGTGATTTTATTAATGAAATGTAAGTTTTTATATTCTGAACTAATAAGCGTTTCACTATTATTATTTAACGCTGTTATCCCAAAAGCCATTTAATTATCCTTTTGCTAATACTATTATATATACATTTTCTGAACCATTAAAAACAGCAACATTTCCGTAAGTATCAACATTTACGGCATGCGCATAACATTCTCTGTCATAAATAGGCGGATCAACCATTATTTGTCCAACCGCAAGAGTTTTACCTATTGCTTCAGGAAAATTTCTAACGTCGGTTGCTTGCCTTTCAACATAATAAAATGCTATTTGATTCCACGTTGTATCCGTAGAATCAAATCGCAAAGTACCTGTTTGGTCAAATATTTGAAATCCAAAACTCATTGGCTAAGATCTCCTAGTTTAACTCTTAGTGTACCATTTTCATCAAAAATTTTAAGTACGTTATTTGATAAATCTAATACAAAGCGTTGATTTGGTCCTTCAAGTAAACCTGCAGTAATTGTTCCAATATCTGCACTTATACTATCGATAGAGTTTACGTTAAGCTTATCAGCAGTAATTGTATTTGTAACTAGTAAATTACCATCAATTACTTGTGTTTGACTTTCCCAAACAGCAAGATGACTCCATCTATAAACCCATTGAGCAGTTGGAAGGCCTTGAGAAGTTTCTTCAGAAGTAAATAACCAAAGTATATCACCTTTTATCGGAGCAGCTCTTTCAGTAGGATAGCCGTTTTGTAGTATGGCGTTTTCCCACCATTGTGCTACTTGCGCTTGAGTCCAATTATCAGCTGCTCCAGGATCAAGAGGCGGTCCTATCCTATAATAAAGTGTCATTCCGCCAGATATGCCATCTTCACCTGGTTCACCTGGTTCACCATCTTCGCCATCAGAGCCAGGCACAGATATTATAGCAGGAGTAGAAAACTCAACATTTTCATAGATTGAGTTAGCTTGCCCTGAAATAGTTGCGGTAGATTGCCACAAAGAGTATCCTTCACCAACGACTGGCGGAATAGTACTCCAGCCACTTGGAACAGGACTTAACTCTAAAGTTTCAAAGTTGTAGTTATAAGTTCCAGCAGGAATTACCGCTGTTGTTCTAGACGCAGCATAAATCGTAATTGTTACAATTTGATTTGCAACTATTCCACCAGCGTCTATTTGACCATAATTTTGACCTTCAAAACCGCTTCTGCGACCATTGCTAGTAACAGCCTCAACATGGTATCTATACTGACCTGCGTTTACTATAGAATCATCTATAAACTGGTATGTAGTAGCGGATACCGTAGCGATTGCTTTGTATTCTTCGTTTGTAAATACATTTTTTCTATATATTGTATACTGATTTACTAGGTTACTTTCATTTGCCGCAGGCTGCCAGCTAACAGTTGCTGCATAAATATCGTTATCAAAGAAAGCATCAGTTATGCTTGGAATACCTATTACAAAGTTAAAGTTTAACGCAGGAGTTACAAATTCGTTATCTGTATTAGTCCATGTATAATCCGCTTTTTCAAACTCAGTGCCTACAATGTCTACTGTCATATCTTGTTTTACAGTAATATCACCAATTCTTATTTGAGTATTTATATTTTGCGAAGGAGATACTAGCGTAACAATATCACCTGGCTCGTATAAAAAGCCTTCTGATGTCATTTTAAAAGTAAAAGTTGCTCTTCTAGATACGCTTACTGTATTTTCTGCAAAATACCTAGCGTGATATAAATTTGAAATTCCACTTAATGAAACAGATGTTTCTAGCTTAACCTGTGAATCTTGCTGCTTAAATGTGTCATTATTATACGTGTACGTATCCTGAGCAAAATCTTTACTTGCATTTGGAAATTTAATTGTTACAGCATTAAGCTTTTCAGAACTATCAGGATAAGAAATATCAACATATCCAACAAGTACATCATCATCAATTGTTCCTACAGCTAATTGCTCGTTATCAGAATCGTTTTCTACGTCAGGAAGATTAAGTTTTATTTTTCCTGTAGCGTCTCTTAAAAATATTGCCCCAGGCATAACATCTAGTATAGTTGCAATATTATCCATATGGTCATTACTAGACGATATAATGCCATTAAACTCGTACTTTAAAATATTTCTAGACGTAGCGGAGCCAAAAACTTTTCCGTTAACAGAAGCATTAGGCACTACTATAGTATTTGCAACTTCTTGGGCACGATAAAAAGAGTTTAAATCAAGGTCATCTTCTGATAATCCTAAACCTACATCAGAGTCTAGTAAATAATCGAGTAATACTCTTACTGCGTTATTACTAAAATTTTTACTTACGCCAAATATCGCATTACCCCCAAATTCAACAAGATATCTTATTTTTCTACCACGTATATAGAAAAATGTATCTGGAGGTCCACCAAATTGCGGTTCATCACGATTAATTTTATAAGCTTCTGTTGAATACGCTATATCGTTAAATAGGTTAGTATAATCAATACTTGAGCTACTATCTGCGCCAAAAAAACTTTGTTCGCCACCTGTTAATTTAGTTTCAATTCGCGAATAGCTATTATATGTTTCGTCTGTTACACTTTGGCCATCTATTGTTACATCAACTATGTCATCTAAAGGTCCAAAGCCAATTACTTTTTGCATAACCAAAAATTCATTAGCCTTACCGCTTTGTGACGCCATGGTTCCAAAATTTGGCTGTGTTATGTTATTAGTATTTAAAGTGGCAGAAGTATTTACGTTTACTGTAATTCCATCTGCTGCGGAATAGCCATAAATAAAATCTATTGCTCTAGAAGAGCCAGATGGCCTTACATTACGTGTAGCTGCGTTATCTTTTGCTAATTCAGCTTGTCTTTTTTGTGCATCTTTAAGCTTTTTCTGCTGCTTTTGCTGATAAACAGTAGCTGCCACAGTAAGAACTATCTGCACAATTTGCCATGTACTAAGCGGATCACCCATTATTTACTCCCCTGGTCCCCAGCGTATTGTTGCTTCGTTATCTGTATCAAATGAATAATCAAAGCAAGTATCATTCAAATAAATTGCTTTTTGACTGTCTGCTGTTGTTAGCCTATCAGTTATTTGCCTTAATTTTGTTAAAGGTCCGCTACTTGTAATAATAACGATTGGTTCGTTATTATCTTTAGAAACACTGCTGCTCCATGATGAAATTTGTCCAGTATAAATAGGCAATGCTGCTTCTATTAAAGATCCATCGCTATCTAAAAAACCAACATGTATTTCTGTTCTAATTCCAGTGGAAGCACTTGCTAAAGTTGCTGCATAGCTAAAGTAAGGATCAGTTATTGTTATATCAAAAAGATCACGGTTTACTTCAATCTGAGCCTTTGGAGGCGATACCGCTTTTAACGTAGAATCTGCTGAGTATGTTCTATTTTCACCATTTATTGTAATAGTTATGTCTCTTGGAGCATCTGTAAGAAGCGCAACATCGCTAAAGTTTATTTTAACTAACGTAAACGTTACAATATTTGAATTTCCATTTCTTGAATACTGAATTAAATCGCTAATACGGCTATCTATTTCTAACATATTTAAAAACTCCACTATCTATACAATAAACCTTGCGAATGCCTTTTGCTGTCCAAACATTCCTAATAAAGCGCATACCCAGATGCTCCATAAAGCGTGCTTTTTCTTCAGGCACTTGAGCCCATACATATGGATAATTATTTTCTTTTGCTTTTTCAGCTGCTTCTTTTAAAAAAGCCCTGCGAGTATCAGGGCTCCACTTATTAATATTTAAATGAGCAATCGCTGATCCATCTTTAATATAATATTTTATCATGATAAACTTTCCACAAACGACCAAGATACACTTTGCATGTAGCCTTCTGTATAAGAAACTGTTGAATTGGTTACTTCATGTTTTACTTTAATTAAAACACCGTCATCGCTTTCCGCTAACGCTTCATCTGATGTGACTCCAGTGGTATCGCCGTTAGGACGAGCAGAGGCTTGTAAAGCAGGTGCAATAGTTAAATTAACAGGAGAACCACCTGCAGTAAAGCTTACTTCTTTTGTAGTCATGTAAACTTTATCGTGTGATTCAAACTTAATAAACCAACCAGCAGGAATTGTGAAATCAAAATCACTTGTTAAATTTACGCTATTATCTCCTGCAGAATTAGCTCCTACAGTATTTGCGCTTAATTCAATAGTACCTTCACGATTATATCTGCTTTTTGCAGCTTGGTTTTGCGGCATTGGTATGTAAAAAGGTGTTTCTAAGCCATACTCCATAAAGTGAGCTTGAAATACACCATACAAATTATCATGTTTACCACCTCTAAAAGATATATCAAGCTCCCATCGTTGAGCGCCCGTGCGAACGCTCTGACGACGGAGAGATTGAGTATCGGTAATAAAGCGTGGCTCGTTATTCTTTATAGTAACAGGAGTTACATAATCAAAATTAAAGAGAGAAGCCATTTTTATCCTCCGATTATTCTTCTTTCAGTAAATGTACGTTGAGTAGCATCAGCTATCTCAGGCATCATTGATACAATTTGTTTGCGCGTTTCTACAGAAACATCACCAACTACTTGCAAGTTTACGGATACACCACCAGACATGCTACTATCCACGCCGGCACCATTTCCGAATACTTCATTTTGTTGTTCTTTATTTAGTATAACCTCACCGCCGTGAGCAACAATAGGAACAGGACCTGCTCCTGGAACTACACCGCCTTCACTAAAGAAACCGCCAAAGCCACCAAAGAAGCTGCTAACGCTAGAAAGCATACCACCCCAATCGACACCACCACCTGCGGAAGCACCACCGAATAAATTGCCAGAGAAAACTTCTGAAAGTACGCCATCTAAGCCATCTGTAAGTTTGCTAGTCATACTAGAAGCAAATTGATCTACAATACTTCCTGTAATATTGTCAAGCAAACCGCCTAGAACATCCTTAACGCTACTTTCACCTTTAAGTACAGAGGAAAGTCCTGATGATAGGTCGTTTTGAATATTTTGTGCTAGCTGCTGACCAAAAGCAGCGCCATCGTTAGACGCTTTCTTAGCCGCTAAACCAAGTTCTTCAATAGCCTCAATTAATTGATCTGTGCTAATTATTCCTTGCCGCTCTGCTTCAGTTAATAAACGCTTTTGTTCTGCAAACTGCTGCTGCATAGCTATATCAGGAAATGCGTTAGCTACAGCGCCAGCGATATCTGATGCAGCAAGACCATCTGCCGCTCGAGCAGCTTCTAAAGCATTATCTTCAAGAACTTTTGTTGCCGCTGTCAACGTTTCAAGATCAATAGCTCCTTCTTGGAATGCCTGCTGTAGCATAAAGAATTCATCATTAAAATCTTCAGCTGCGTTACTAATTGGTAATAGGCTATCAACCAGCCTAGTAACCTCTTTTAAGTCAAGTGGTTCACCACCGTCATACTTTTTAGAAGTTCCTGTTTCAGTAGTAGTAACAATGTCAGGAAATCTTGTTTTAAATGCATCAACCAAGCTTGCGATAGCTTCTTCACCGCTTGCTCTATCCTGTTCAGGTAAGCCTTTAATTTTATCAGCAAGACTTTTAATAGAAGATAAAGCTACTTTAACAGCAGACTCAGTTTGAGAGCTTAAATTTTGTAAGTTAGCAGGATCAACACTCAAGCCGGTTACTTGTTTAATTTCACCAGCCAAGCCGCCATTTCTAAATGCAGGTAGTTGACCGTTATTAAGCGCTTCAAGCAAAGGTAAATATTTACGTGTTGCTTCTGCGTTAACAACAAATTCGCCATTTGATAGCTTAGCAATAATATCATCTGATGTACCGCTGCCAGCTCCTCTTACTCTACCGCCTGTGGCAAAGCCTGTTGGAGTTTTATTAAGAACTGCGGCTAAAGCATTTAAAGTTTGTCTTAAACCTTCATTATTAGTATTAAGTCTATTTAATTCTCCTGCAACTTCTTTATTAGTTAAACTACTGTTAGTAACCGCAGTAAGAGCTTTTGAAATAACAGGATCGCTTTGACGATCTTGCCCTCGAAGATTTTCTAAAGCTTTTACAAGACTATCTCTTGTTTGTTGACTTTGTGCGCCTATAACATTATTTCCGCCACCACCAAATATGTTATCAAAGAAGCTAATAATAGGGCTAAATGCTTCAGCAATTGAATTAGCAACTATTGTTACGCCGTCTAAAAAGGCTTCACGAACACCTTCTACAAAGTCTCTTGCGCCTTTACCAAATACAGCTTCGATAGCTGCAAGTGTTACATCAGGAAATACTAACAATGAAGTTATACCGGCAGTTGCAAGGAGAATAGCACTTAAGATACCTGCACCGATACTAGCTACGGCAGAAGCTGCAGAAATCGCGGCTATTATGCCAGTACCAATTACAGTACCAAGAGCGGTACCTATTGCTTGACCACCAATTTGACCTGCAAAAGATGTTGCAATAGTAATACCTGCTTCAGCCCAACCTGGAAGATCGCCAATATCTCGTTCGATGGCAGTGATAAAGTCACGACCAATATCAAAGCCTACCGCTGCACCAACGCCACTACCAACGGTAGCGCCGGCTTGCTTTGAAAAGTTAATAATGCTAGCAGCACGTGCCTGAGCACGCTCTTGAATATCAGCTAATCGCTGCTGTGCTTCGCCTAATCTAGCGGTCGAAGTTCTAGCACGATCGGCGGCAACTGCTTGCAGCGCTCTAGCTTCAGTACTAAGCTTAGTCTGGCTTCTATATTCCTGTGAACCTTGGTTCCATGCAACAAGCTCATCAACTGCACTTTGGCTAACGTTAGCTTGCTTTCTTAAAGATTCTATTTGTCTAGAAACTGCGGCATCAGCTGCGTTAAGACTAGCAGTAAACTTTTTACCTTCTTTCTGTGCGCGGCCAAAAATTTCAGCCTGAGAAGCAAGAGCTGCGTTATATTCACGAACTCGGCCAGTATCAAAACCTGCTAGCAAGTCTGCAGCAGTACCTTGAGCGGTTAAGCCAGTAACTTGTGATTGAACTTTAGGAGTCTGTAAGCGATCAGTGATAGCGGTAGCTATACCTCTACCTGGTGCGCCAACGGCAGCAGCAAAGTTATTAAAGCCTCCGCTAAGCGTTCTTAAAGCGATAATAAGACCGCCAATCTCGAGCGTAGACAGTTCTTCAGTAAAGAAAGAAATAGTGTCTACTAGAACATTAACGATTTCGGCTAAGTTACTTATTATATTACCTGTAGTTTTTAAAGCTGCGTCAATCTCAAGAATAAGTGGTGTTTCCATTTGAATTGGCTGAGCAGCAGGCGCTTCGTTATCCAAAACCGAAGACGCAGATGCTTTCAGCTCATCAACAAAAGAACCAAAAGAAACTTGCTCAAGACCTTGCTGTACACCTTCAGCTGTAGCTCTAGCGATTTCAGTTACTAAAGCTACGTCTTCAGTAACGCTAAGACTAAACGGGCTAAGTGATCTAACAGCTTCTTGTGTAGATTCTTTAATCTTTCTAGCCATTTCTGCGGCATCAATTCCTTCAAAAGAATTAATAATGCCATCGGCTATTTCTGCTGTAATATCAGTAACAGATGATTGTAAAGAGCTAAAGCCTCCTTTTGCGTCTTCAGTAAAGCCATTAATCGCGGCCATTGCGCGAAGACCTAAGTTTTCAAACTGCGCAACAATTTCATCTACAGTATCAGGTACTACTGAATTACCAACAAGATAAATATAAAGATCGTAGAATATATCTTTTACTCTTTGAGAAAAGCTAGCTACTTTATCGATTGATTCGGATAATAGCGTAAAATCAATTTCTATTTTAAAGTCAGATATGCTAGATAATGTTCGCTCTAGCTCAGGTCCAAAACCGCTATCTGGAATAATAAAGTCAAGTATACTGCCTGCACCATCAGTTATTGCCCTAAATGCAGCTTTTACATCGTAAATAAACTCTGTAAATTTTACGCGAGCTATACCAACTATAATATCAAAATCTTGAGCTGCAGTATTAAGCGCAGAACCTATAGCTAATATTCTAGATGCTACAGCGTCAGATAAACCAAGTGATCTATCAATAGCGGCTAAGAAATTATTAGAACCAGTAGCAAGCACATTAAAAGCTTGTGATACTGTATCCGGTAATTGTGAAAATTCTTGATTAATAGCTTCTGCTTGATTAACTAGCGCAGAGAAAACTACTTCAGAAGTAATTTTACCATCTTTTGCTAATCCGCGTAAAGCACCAACGCTAACTTGCAGTTCATCAGCAATAGCGCTGGCTAATCGCGGTGATTGCTCCAAAACTGAGTTAAGTTCTTCACCACGCAATTGACCAGACGCTAAACCTTGCAAAAGCTGAGTAATAGCCGCATCTGCAGAAGCTGCGCTTGATCCTGATACGGCAAAAGATTCGCTAACAGCTTGTACTGCGGTAGCTACATCTGATTGCGCTTTTCCTAATTCTGTAGCCGATCTACTAAATCTAGCATATAAGCCAGCAATAGAGCTAATGTTGCCTCTTGTTTGAATAGCAATTCTGTTAACATCTGCTTGCGCTTTGGCAAATGCTTGGGTAGATTTTGTTGCTAGCTTAAGCTGGCCATTAATTGTTTTGTATAAGTCGCCTGCACGTGTTATAGCATTACTTGCAAAAGCTGCGGTAATTAATCCGCCTACTATTTGTACGGTTGTGCCTATATTGCGTATGGCACCAGATACGTCATTTGCTGAGCTTTCAATATTACCTACTGATTGCTCTAGTTTATTAAGGTCTTGGCGCGCCTGTTTAGAATCGCTGCGTACCTCAATTTGGACTGCCATGGTTAGCCTCCTTTGGAATCCTAATGAGTATAGTCATTAAATAATAATGCCCCTAACAATAAAGCTTAGCATCGTAAGCAATACCATCAGGGGCAAAAGTTAATTACGGATAGGAATAACCTTTACGACTATACCATCCGATTCAAAGTATTTAAAAAGTGTTTTCTCAATAAAGCGTTTAGGAGCTTGACGAGAACTACCGTTATTAAGCGTTTCAATATAAGGAGCACTATTGGTTAATGAGTAGTTTTCGTAGCCTGTTAAAAGATCTTTACCTTCTTTTTGAAAGTACCAACTATCAGCTGCAAAACCTGAATCTTTTGGAGTTGCATCTCTTAAATCAGAGATTGCATCTAGTATTACTAAATCAGATTTTGTTGCTGCCTCTGTTTTTAATTCTTGTTCTAGTTTATTAAACTCAGCTTTTATATTTTGTACTTTTATATCAAATTTAGGCATCATTTTATTCCTGCTTTATTTAATAAGTGGCCAAAAGCACTAGCTTTTAAAGACGCAACATTTGTTTGTTTATCATCTAGTAAATGCTTAGCTCTAGAACCGCCTTGCTTAAGTTGTTGTATAGCAGGAAAAATTTCTTCTGGCTTTTTCTTAATTTTAGTAAATGAGCTCATTATATAATAAGTTCTCAAGTCTTCTTTCCAGCCATCAGGTTGCCTATCAAAGTAATCGATCCAACCTAAATATTCTTCAAATGATATTTCTTCTTTTAAATACTGGTGCGACCAACCTAACTGTTTTGCGATATAAAATTCTTGTATTTCTTCATCGCTTAGCTTACGTTTCCCACTTCCCCTAAAACTACGCCTGCATAAGCCATAATTTCCATGGAAAGATTGTTAAGTTCGTCTAATGGGAATTCTTCAAGTGTTTCAAGTGTCAACGCTTCTTCATTTTCTTCCAAAACAACTCCTTCATTCAAGACAGCTAGAACAATTGTTAGCGTTTTATCTTCTTCAGAAATGTTTTGATCATTACTAATAGCGCCAATACGTTTTACGGCACCAGCGGACAACTTGCGAATTTCAATTTCGTCGCCCATAAATGGGACTTTTTTGGTAGGAAGTACCTTTGCGAATTTACGCATTATCTTCTCCGTCATTATCTGAAAATAGATGTGTATTTGCTTCTTGAAAATCATCTAAGATTTTTCGCATTTTATGTAAAACATCTAGTGTTTCCATAATTTCCATTCGTTTGCCGCCATCGTCAGCAAAATCGGCCATGCGATCAAAAGATTTGCGAATACTAATATCAATACTACGACGCATATGCCGAGTAGTTGTTTTCAGTACATATGACTTAGAAAAAGGAGTATTGTTATCTGTCATAATAGTTCCTAATTCAGGGATAAGAAAGGAGTCCCGAAGGACTCACTTTCTATAGTCATTAAGCAGGTAGACCATATGTACCGGAAACTGAAGAGAAAGGACCTTCAAATTCGCCGTCAATAGCCAATGTCATTGTAGCCTGCATAGCATCAGTCAAAGATGGAGTAATTTCAAAAGATGCAATAGATGCAATGAAATATACGTCATCATATTCGTCTGCATCTGGATCTGCTGCATAAGAATCTGTTTCTGATCCAGCAAGACGAACTTGCCATACTAGCTTAGTACCAGCTTTACGAAGTGCTTCTAGAGCACCGTGATCTGTAGGTACGTAGTTAAGGGTGAATTCCAATGATGGAGAATCAGCCTGACCTTGAATCTGTGATGAAGTTGCTTGGCCGTAAACAGGTACGTTTACGATGTTCGCAGGAGTACCCATTGAAGGGAACTCACGAACGTTACCAACAGCTACGCCATCAGAATCCGCGAGGTCCAACCAGCCATCAGCTGTAGTTGGACGACTAGTGTATGTCGCATACTTAAGAGTAGTATACACACTAGAGTTTAGAGAAGCAATGTGTGCCATTTTAGTTTTTACCTCGTTTAATATTTTGTAAAACTGACTGCATAATCAGTTCTAAATAAGTATTGATCATCCTGGTCAATGCCTTGATGAGACATTGTGCTTGTGCCAGTTATTAAAACTTTGCGCCCGTTTCCATCTTCCAATTCTTTTCTTTCAAGAATAGAATCTAAAATATCAGCTATTTCGTATGATCTTTTTACACCTTTATCAGAAGGTATATAAATTTGAACAATAATTTGACCTTTAAGACCAGTGCTTCCGTAGTTAGTAAATTCGTTTCCAGGAATAACTTCTATCACTGCAAATTCGGTATTAACGCCAGAATCTTTAGGATAATTAGACGGATAAGCAGTTATGCCAGTATTCGTCCATGTTTCACTACCGAATAAACTTTCTACAACGTTTAAGGTTTCAGTATATTTACTCATTTTAACTCCTTAACGAGATTTCAATAACGTAACCGTTATCTTCATACTTGTCTAAGGCATAAATTTTATTATCAATGCTAAAAGTCGAGTAATTATCAATGCTTTCGCTAATGTCTGAAGCCTTTATCAGCAATTTACTGCCAGCTTTGCTACCGTCTGTAATAGAAGCTTCATCTACTGTTGTGATGATTCCGCGTATTGTTACGGATCCGCTACTAGCGACAGTTGCTGATTGGTTAGAAAAATTATAACCAGAACTTTGTGCTGGATTAAAGGTAACATCTGTCGCAAGTCCATCTGCGATACGAAATGCTGTGTCTACGCCACGCAATATTGTATTACGTAAAGACATTAGTTAGCCCTATACCATGTTGCAGTATTATAGGAAGTACCCGTTGCTAGCACTGGTTTCAAAATATCTGTAACAATTTTAGGTCGCTTAGGCGCTGAGCCTGGTGCTCCTAAACCATTAAGAGTAATTGAACCAACAGAAATAGAATCAGGTGTTTGGCCTTGGTAATCAAACAAGCCGTCATTATTAACTATATGATAAGCTTGCTCTATTGTTGCCGTTTTAATCGCCCTTATTTCAAAAGGCAATTGTGCTAAGGCAATATCAAAATCATACTCATCCGCTAAATCAGTGAATTCGTAATCTTGATCAAATTGGATATCTCGACCACGAGAAGGAAGCGTAACGCCTCCAACTCTTGGCCATGCAAGATATTGAGTTTCCTCAGTGGTGTATCCGGCGAAACTTAGCTGGTCCAAATAACGAGTCGCAGTCATCAAAGATTGCTCTTTTAACGCAACGCTAGCGGATTCCCAGGCAGCAACGTCAACACGGTTCTCAAAATAGAGATCTGCTTCTTCAGCAGACGCGTATGTATTTACGCCGAGTACGATAGCCATAGGATACTCCTAAAAGGATTAAGCGTGGAATACAGGAAGAATGCCGAGGTTCAGCATGTCATACTTACGTTCCCAAGTGGTCGCACCAGCAAGTGTCGCATTAGTAGCGAAAGCTGATTGAGCGCCAGAAGTTACAGAGTAACCCTGTGGATGCGCAACGTAGCCCCAACGGTACCAAATGTCAGTAGTACCACCACCGTTATACTTGTTAGCATCGCGGTATAGTTCAACAGGCATTGGAACATTAAGCTGTGCAACTTCAATAGCACCTGGCTTAACGAGGAAAGTAGTTTTAGTAGAAGCTGCAGAAGTATCAGAATCAGCTGAGCGATCGCCTTGATCCGCACGAGTAACAACTAGACGGAACTTACCACCAAAGATGGTAGAAAACTCAAGGTTGCCTTCAGTAATAGTAGTTTGATCAACAAGGTTAGCAACACGCAGCTTAGTCAATGTTTCTGGTGAAGTAACCATGTACATAAACTCAGGCTCGTAGTCAGCAAAACCAAGAGAAACAGCTTTAAAAAGGTTTTCACCCAATACAGCACCATAACCAGTAGAAGTAGAACCACCGATGATAAGATCGCGGGCTCCAGAGACTGCACCATCGGAATCACCGAAAGCACCAGCTGCGTTTACGTCAACATAGAAACCGCCAGAATGCGAGTCAATATCGTAAGCAGTAACACCAGCGCCAGCTGCAGATTCAGCAGCAGCAACACCCTTCAATACAGAAAGGATAGCATCATGCTCGTCTTGAGCGCGTACTTCACCGAAATCACGAGCGATTTTAGCAAGTCCGTCTTGCTGAGAAACAACACGCTGCATGTTGATTTCTTGTGCGCCATGAGTACGAACAGTCTTAACGTAAGTCAAGAAGTCTGAAGTGTAAGATTGCTTACCACCATCGTTAGCGTTTGTCAAAGAAGCAACGTTAACAGTTTGTGAAGAGTAAGGCTTGAAGAAACGAGCCTGACCGATAAAAGTTTCAGTCGAAGGATCGATGTTAGCAGATCCGCCAACGATTCCCGTGCCAGAAAGCTTCTTGGCATTAGTGTACATTTCGTCTGAGTACGCACCAAGTGCTGATTGCAACGCAAATGCAAAATTGCCGTATGTAGAAGTGCTAGAAACAGCCATTATATATTTTCCTTCTTAAGTAGAAAAGTAAATTTGTTAAAAGCCGAAAGGAGTATTGCTATCAGGAGCTTGTCGTGAAAAGTGTGCAAGCATCTCTTCAGTACTCATTTCAGTAATCGGTTTATTAGATGTTGTATCCGCTGTAGATTGGCCAGCAATGGCTCCTAATCCACTATTAACTTTAGCCTTGAACAGAAAAGCATTATCTTCCTCTTTTTTAAAATGCTCTACAAATTCTCGAACTGAAACACCAGATTTATGTTGCCAACGTCCACTTTCGTCTTGGACCATTTGGTTAACAATGCGCTCAAATGCCATTTCTGATGCAAGATCAGAGCGAAAATCAACTCCGCGTAAAGCATCTTTAACATTTTGATCGCGAGTTAAGCGAGTATTTTCTTTTTGCAAAGATTCCATTTTGGCTTTCATTTCAGCAACACGAAGTTCTGCAACTTCTTTGTGTTTGCCTTCTTCTTCCATTCGCTTAATTTCTTGTTGACGTTTTTCTTCTTCAAGCGCTACTTTTTCAGCTAGCACAGTATCTCGTGCTGCGTAGACTTCATCAAGTTTACTTTTAAAGTCTGCCTTAGCTTTTGCTACTTCGTCAGCTACACGGCTTTCAACAATAGCTTTAAGATCATCATCCTCAATAGGAGCTGGTGCGGCTTGCTTATTTAATTCGTCCTGTAGTGTTTCTTGAATTTGGCTTTCGTTTAGTTCATTATTCTGTTCAGACATTTCTTATCTCCTTAAGACACAGTCTTTATTTACTAATAATCACGGATTATCAGTATATGGAATTTTATAATACAACAAATAGTACCCTAATGTATATACAAAAGGGCATATTTTCTTTAACTAGCTAAATCGCTATGGACCAATACCGTAGCGATCTTCACCAGGTTGCAAATCGCGTAGTATATCCGCG